GCACCAGACCCACTATCATGTCTATCATCGAAGGATGTAGCCTTATCACTTGCCCAAATGTTTCTTTTATGTCAAATACTATGTCGGTGGCATTGGTGCCGGCAGGTGCCTTTTCAGTATAATTTACCTTACCACCCAAATCCTTAAAGTCCTGATTTGTAATATAATTGCCAAGCGAGAAGGTAGAGTCGTTCATCTTCTTGAAAAACACACCATTTGTGAGCGCCCCAATCCCTCCAAACTTACCATCGTCGGGTACGTTTGTGCCATGCTGCATGGTTATAATGACCTTGCTAATATCTATAGGTATGGTAAAGTCTCGAAGTTCAAGTTTGAATTCGGTGGGCGATGCATCCCCATCAACGTTCATAAGAATATTGCCACGTATTACGACGACTCCATCCACAGTAAACGCATTGGTTATTGGATGTTCAACTGTGATTTCATTTGTCGAAACAGAAATAACTTTCATTTGTGTGTATACATTATTTTCAAACAAGACAATTTGCTCACCCGCAGCAGCAGTAAAGCCATGCCCGGCAGATACATCTATAGTCTCATCGCCCACGACCACGGGTGCTGTTAAGGTGATATCATCTTTCAACTCATTCATAAGAAAATACTGAAATAGCGGAGATGTTTGATCTTGGATAAATGCATCAAATTCTTTAGCTCCTGGCCCTATCATTATATGTCCACCCGGACGCGACTCGCCACGCCCTCAGGGCGCAAATAAACATCCATACTAGAACCGGAATTAGATGCCATTCTTTCAGTTGTTCCATTCTGAAAAGCAGGCACGCCTAGCGCCTGATCATCAGCCGGGGCTGTACCACCCGAAGGCTGAATATATGTGCTACGTATCACATTAGCTGTGGTGTCAACAAGATGCACCTGTCCGACAGATATATCTGTAGCAATCTTCGTCCATGTGTCCGGTGGTAAACTTATGAATACTGGAGTTCCTATTTTATTAATCCCTCCTCATTTCAAATTCATCCACCACGGCCTCAGCTATGGCCTGTGCGCCTGGTGCTCCTGCCTGGGCCGGGGGCTGCTTCTGTCCGGGTGGCTGTGGGCGTTCTCCGTATTCGCGCTCTAATGTCGAGGCGTTCGTGTCAAAGTCACTGCCATTATATTCACGTGCCCCGCGCTTGCCGGTCTGGTGTCCGAGTGCTGTGCGTATCTCTGCGGCCTTTGCGGTCTTGGACGGGTCAATGTCAGGCAATGGCATGCCAACCCATGCAGCATTAAGCCACGCCGCCCTGAGTACGGGGTCAGACCATCCTGGTGCTTGTATGCGTCCGGCTGCTATTTCCTCGGACATCCACATCTCGTAATGTGGCGTAAGGTAATCTGCTGCCATTTCCTCGCGGTCTATAACCACCTTGCGCCAGAACAGTATGAGTGTGGCCCTGGACGCGGAATAGTTTTGATTGAATCGCATCAGGAGTACTTCTATTGGCATGCCCGTTGCGGCTGATAGATGGGCCGTGAATGCGTCAAGGAATTCATGGAACGCATCGGCGGGTGCCTTGAGTCCAATCTCCTTAAACTTATCACCGCGACCTGGAGCGATCATCACCGTGCTGCCAGGCTCTTTTATTTCTGCGCCCTGCATTCTCATCGCGCGCGGATCTACTCCAATGGCGGTTGAGTCGGGTACGGCGTTGTCGCCAAATTGCGAGACGACCTCTGATGGCATTGCATTTTGACCGCCATCAACTCCAAGTGTAGGATCTCCGGGGTCGTTGATATCATTTTCAACAGTCATCATGACCGCGCTTTGATTTATAGCCTTCTTTATATGCGCGCCCTCAAGGTCGGTTATATTCTCGAATTTCTGTATGGCAAATCCAAGCGGTGAATAACCGCGTCCCTGCCCTGCGTATTCGGGTGTGAAGCCGTGCAGCATAAACTTGCGCTTGGACTTCGGCCCCATGGCCTGGACGGTTACATCTTTTATTTTACCGTTCGCGTCTGGAACTAAAATATTATAAGCCTTCTCACGACCACGATCATCTCGCTCGATGCCGTCCTTGAATTTACGATAAGGGGCTGCCGTGTTTGTCAGAGTACTTCCTTTTATTTGCGTGGCGTCAATGAATTCAAATTGAAGTGCATTCTGTAAGCCTCGATCGCCAGAATAATAAAGACGGATAAATACATCGTTGTCGCGTTCTTTACTAATGATATAAAAATGCTGTGACTGATATCCTGTCATTGTCTCGCTGCGGTTCTGCTTTTTGTCGCGCATACACAAGTCATATCTGTGGGCGACATCGCGGGACCATTCATCTGCGGACATGTCGCTTATGCCCAAAATGGATGCAACGGGCAATGGCTCAACCCTCAAACCTGTTCCTGCTACGTTGTCGGCCTTGCGTGAAACTATCGCGCGCGCCTGGACGGAATCATGATATGCATCGCGTCCGTTCATTAACATGCGGTAATGATTTAAAGTGCGGGACCGCCCACGGTTTGCAACACCCCAAGGCCAGCCGGAACCACCTGAACGTGAATCGGATAAGAATGAATCGTTACGACCAGGAGCCGGATCACCGCTATGAAAAGCTATTGACTGGTCGGGTGATGGTCTTGTCATATTTTCTTTTGGTTCGCCACGGATATCCAGTTTTTCTATTTTTTCATTTTGGTTGTCGCCAGCAAAATAATCGGACACCCTTTTAAAAATTGACGGATTATCTGACATTAAAATGACCGTTGTGATTTGGTTTACGGTTAAGCGTAATGCGCCGCATGTTACCGCCGGTGAGGACGCGTTTCTTGGTGGCTATCTGCGAGCGCGTGAGGTCAAGGGCTTCCTTGATATCTTTGATGTTCATGTACACTGCGGCCTGTGATCCTTCACCCGAATCAAACCTGTAGGATTTCATGCCGGAGGATAATACGGATGCGTAAGCGGCCTCAAGCGCTGTGAGTTCCGTTTCAAGTGATGCAAGCTCGGCCTCTATCTCTGTCCGCATCGCGGTGGTTAGCGCGCTCATGTGTTAATAATAAAGAAAAAATAGCACGTTTGTCAAAACTTTTTTTAATATAATTTGTAACCTATTGATTTTGTTGTATATTTATTTTGTGTGGGGGCTTGACAAAGTGTATACGGGTGTGTTATTATTAAGACATGGAAAAGAAAAACAACATAAAAAACACGGAGGGCGCGAAGATGAAAAATAATAGAGGACAAGAACTTAAAGAAGGATTATCAGTGATAGCAACAGTTACAAAGAATGGTTACTGGAAGGATTCTCATATAAAACCATTAAGCGAAGTACTTGACGGTATTGATACCGGAACAGAACTTAATATGGAGACTATCATGCAGTGTTCAATATGTGGAAGAGTAATAGCACTAAGATTTCCAATACATCAATGCGCAGTACCATGCGAGATGGAAGGCGCAGAACGCTATTTAGTATGGGCCGAGCCTTTAGGCGAAGCGGAGATGGAGGAATTTAGAGAATTTGCATACTTAGATGAAGCTGTAAAATATGCAAGGGAAATGCCTGATAAATACAGTACGTCATGCATAGTTATTCTTGCTGATAACTGTGATGATGAAGGCGATGAAGATGATGAGGATACAAGCTTTTCCATGAAACTAAGTGAGATAAACGACAACAGCACACTCAATCTTCAAAGGGGGTTGAAATGAAGTATTCATTAACAATATATAACCATACGCCCAAGCAAGGACATACGGTTTTTAGCGATCTCCCTACTATGGCAAGCGCGGTCAAGATTGCCAAGCTTGCAGAAAAAATTATGTTTGTGGTTGATGAGGTGGACGAAAATTACAGTGAGAAGATGGTATATCAATCACCAGCATACAAGAACCATCCAGATTCAAGCGAGGCTAACTAGCATGACCCAGCACTGGATAGTAAAGGAAAACAAGGACGGCAGCTACACGGCTTACAACAAGGACGATCCCAAGCGCACGCAAAACACCCAGGCTTGCTTGGATCATATGAATGACTTTATACGCGGGCTCAAGCTCGGTGCCCCGACGACGGTACAGTGGTTTTTCAGGCACCGTGGACAGCTAGTTTCAATACCGGAGAATTAAAAAACGAACCTGGGTTGGCGTTGGGAACGATAAACTTTAAACAGGAGGGAATAAAGATGAAGGAATTATCAGAAAAGCAGATAGAAGTTGCTGTAAATTGGTGGGCTGAGAAGATAGTTGTTCCGAAGTTTGATAATGGTGATAATTCTCCGACAGGCGGCGTGACAGTGGCATTGGCATTAATGGCCTCGACTCGTGTCAGCGAAGATAAAATCGGCCCATTCAAAGAAGCTTTAATTGAGGGTCTAAAAACCAATCCATTTGCCATGCAGGGAATTCATGTGGACTATGGCCCGTGCGAAATATTGCATGATGCCATGGTAAAAGCTGATATTCCAACAAACAATGCCCCATGGAAAACAAATATGTCTTTCCATGATGGAGGCGTAAGAGTATCTTATGGATATGGTCAGCCATGGGAAGATTTACTTACTTCTAACTAACCTTAGGATTCTAACTAACCTTAAAGGGCGGCTCAATTCGGGTCGCCCTTTTTTATTTCACTTCCAACCGCGCCGTCTCTTTCTCCAACATACGCAACGTATATTTAAAATCAATCATCTGCTCTATCTCGAATTGTGACCGGCGCTTATGTACCGGCCTCCGGACCTGACCGGCCAGCATGTGCTTGCGGTAATAGATCATACGGGACGCAAGCCACACGTCGGCGGCGCACAGCCCATATACGCGGATATCCAGCGCCTCACATGCCTGCCCCGGTATATCATGGAATGACCCGTCAGTGCGCTTCTCGTTGGCTGTCAGTTGCTTGAAATATGTTTCCGAGTAATCCTGTGGGAAATCACAGAAGTGCGGGTTCTGAGGATCGAACGGCACACGCTTGACCGTGAGGTTATTAAACAAGTGTGCCTTGTAGTGCCAGGTGCTAATATTATAGAACTCGATCTCGCGGGTGATGGCGTCACGGTGGGGACGGTATTTGATCATAGAGTTATCATCAGCCTCGTCCCCGGTCTCACCCTTGGCCTTGCGCTTAATTGCCCCACGTCCTTTGATGGGGAATGTGTTCTTCCATTCAGGACGGCGGCAGAATGCATACACGGCCTGCATGGTTATAGGATCACCTGAGTCAATGAAAACTATGCGCGGTACAAACTTGAGCCCATCGCTGCGGGTGTACGCGAAGTTCTTAAGCGCCCAATCGTGAAACTCTGAGTACGCACCCTTGTATGGGTTATCAATTCCAAGATCATATTGAATCTCATATTTATCCTTGTCTGTTTTTTCGGCCTCCGCTGCCCCGCCTGTTATCTCCTCCATCTCGCCCGTGTTTTTATCTATTCGCCAAATACGCCCTGTAAATACTTTGTACTCAATACTCCAGGTCCGGAACTCCTGACCGTGCCCCAACACTTCCATCTCAAGACGCGGAGGTTTATTTGGATCTTTTTTGCTACCTTGTTGGACATCGAGACAGCACGTCAGGAATAAAACGCCCTCGGATATCTCGCGGCTATGATATGCGCCATGCTGTTCCATTACTTTCTTATGGTCCGGGCTAATACCTGTTTCTTTATAGGGCATGCCCAACTGTAAGTTCGTAAACGCACGCATCCCGTCCGGTGTTTTCTTGGCGTTTAAATATTCCTGATAGATATTTGTCCACGTCGCAAGGCCCACGGGTACCATCATTTTTGATATATGATAAGACCGTATGTGTTTTGCAGAAGGGATAGCCATGGGACGCCATTCAGCCCCGGACTCCTGGGACAGCATGTATGTCTTATCCGAGTTTAATATCTTGCCACCACATGTATCGCTCGGACACTTGAGCCACACATGATCCAGGAATCCCTTGTTATCAAACTCAGGCTGGAGCATCTTGAACTTCATAAAGAACATGTGACCGCAATGAGGACAAGGAACGAAGTACTCCCGCTGGTCCCCAAGCTTGAACTGCTTCCATATAAGCGACGCGTCCCATGTGGTGGGCGTGCTGAATGCCATGAGCTTTGCTTTCCACAGAAATGCCTCAAGGCGTCCCCGCAGCACTTGCAGGAAATTACCCTCACCTGTCTTGAGTTGTTCAGGGGCGCGGTCTATCTCGTCCGCTATGGCTACCTGTATTGAATCTGAGGCAAGATCCGACGGACTCTGCAAGCTACCCATCTCAAGTGCGCCGCCGCCCTGGAAGGTTTTAGATAATTGCTTATCGCCAGTGGTGCGGGTTTTCTTGTCAGCGATGTCGGCGGTTATTTTCTTACGGAGCCCACATGAAGTAAGCAGAGCCTCTAGCCTCTTGGTCCATTTCTTGAGCGCCTTATCAGTGGCAGTGAGATATAAAACCTTTGTGGGCCACAGATCGGCCCACGCGGCTATGACACATTCAGCACCCCACGTTAGGGCGGACTGGACCGACTTCATGATGTACTGTTCCTGCACGGGGCTGGACGGGCTCATATTGTCGATGATTTCTATCAGGTAGGGCGTGCGGTAGATATCTACAATGCCAGGCAGCGGGGTTCCGGGGGGCATAACGCGATGCTCATGTATATATTCTGATACCTTACGGGGACCGATGTCAGTGGGGGCTTGGTCCACAAGTTCGTTCAGGTAATCAATATCATCCTGGCGTTCCTGTTCAGCGGCCTTCAGTCCCTTCTCGCCCTGCATTAAATTTATATAACTGAGTTGTTCTATGGCGTGCCCGCCCTCATGCTGCTTCATTGTCAATTATTTTTTCTGCACCTATCTTTTTCATGAATGCATTCATCTCGCGCTTAATTTGCTTTAATACAGACAGCATGTCCTTATCAATCTTGTCGCTTGCCTTCCGGATAAGGGCGGCGTCCTCCACTCCAAAGATCGCGGCCACGTCAGACGAGGCACGGAGGCCGTGAGTTTTCAACTGGCCATTATGAACGGCGTACAATTGATCCATAAATCTCTGCACGAACTTACGTCCAATTAATTCCTTGCGGGTCTCCCTGTTCTCAAGCTCCAGTTTTTCTATTTGCTCCATGAGTTTGCGGCGTTCAACTGTCTGCTTGTCTGTGAATGCTTCCACGGATGCGATGGCCTCAGGTGAGTCCGGGACCGGTTCAGGTGCCTTCTTTTTAGTTGAGGCAGGTGCGGGCTTACTTCGGGGTTTCGTACTCTTGCCACGGTGCCGGTTGACTGATGCGTTTTTAATATATGCCTTGGTCATTGGGCACGCCATGTCGATGTATGCAGCGCGCCCGGTCCCGTGGAGAATTATCAGCCCGCCCTTAATTGCCTTGTTGACAGCCTGCCGGGAAACCTTTAATTTATTTGCAAAATTTGTCTGGTTTAATCTACTGCTTGCTTGGTCAGTTGACATATGGCATTGTAAACCAAATCCTCATTTTTGTCAACCGGTTGACAAAAAACTCGCTCCTGATTTTA